TACTTTAACTAAAGTAGCTCCGACTACATCTGGAACGACAGCGTTCACGGATTTTGCTGATTTAACTTTTGGTACTTGTACGATTACGGCTAGAGGGTGCATGATATTCAATGACACGGCTTCTGGAGATCCAGCAGTTGCTGTTTTTGATTTCGGAGGTGATAAAACTTCTACAGCAGGAAGTTTTACAATTTCCTTCCCCACTGCTGATGCAAGTAACGCTGTAATTAGAATAGCTTAGTAAAGAATGGCTGGCTGGGGTCGGTCTACTTGGGGTTCAGGCACATGGGGTGAACCCGTTGAAGTTGACGTTACTGTAACCCTTACAGGGCTTGCAGGCACTTCTGCGTTAGGAACCGAAACCGTTACCTGTGATGCTAATGTAGCGGAAACAGGCGTAGCGGGCACAGGTTCTGTCGGTACGGTTGTTGCAACAGGTGCAGCGATTGTCACCGAAACAGGGGTAGTTGGTACTACCGCACTCGGCACAGAAACAGTCACTGGAGATGCTAATGTAGCAGAAACAGGAGTTGCTGGAACAGGAGCGGTCAGTTCACTTACTGTAACAGGAGCAGCCAATGTTTCTGAAACAGGAGTTGCGGGAACTAGCGCAGTTAGTAGCGTAACTGCGACAGGAGGAGCTAATGTAGCAGAAACAGGAGTAGCAGGAACAGGTGCCGTAGGTACGGTTGTAGCTAATGGAGTTGCTCTGGTAGGAGTTAGTGGTACTGCTTCTACAGTAGCACAAGGCGATGAAACGGTAACTGGGGACGCTAATGTTTATCCTACAGGATTAGCAGGAACTTCTGCTTTAGGAACTTTAAGTCTAGTAACTAATAATGTAATATCAGTTACGCAAGACGCCATGACCAGTGGTCTTGGTAGTTTAACGGTTACAACCCACGTAACTATTGCAATTACAGGAGTTTATGGCACAGGAGCAGTTAGCACCCTTACGGTTTGGGGCGAAATACAACCAGGACAAACGCCCGATTGGACGGGAGTTACTGACTCACAAAGCCCGAGTTGGAGCGAAGTTTCGGATTCACAAACTCCTGATTGGAAAGAAGTTGCTTAATAATTATGGAAATCATAGTATAATCATAGCGGAGAAAAATTATGGCAAGCACATATGTAAATAATCTAAGACTCGATGAAATGGCTACTGGTGACGGTAGCGGAACATGGGGCACAACGACAAATACGAATTTAACGCTTATAGCGGATGCTTTCGGTAGTGCGTCAACAGGGATCACGGGAACTTCCCACACGATTACTATACCTGATGGCACAGAAACGGATTCGGAAGCAAGAAGTATGGTATTGACCTTAACGGGATCTATTACCGCACTCAATACAGTTACTTTAGCTCCCAACACAGTTAGTAAAGTCTGGATAATCCAGAACTCTGCTGGTTACGCAGTTAGCCTTACCCAAGGCACAGGAGCCAATGTCGTAATACCGAATGGCGGTATTAAAATGGTGGTGGCTGACGGAGCAGGATCGGGTGCTGCAATTACTGACGTTTTAGATTTAACAGGTGGCACAGGCAACGTAGGACTCGGTAGCGGTAATTTAGGCACAGCCCTCACCACAGGTACGGACAACGTAGCGATAGGGGAAGCGTCACTGGATGCGGTCACTACTGGTTCTGACAACACCGCAGTAGGTGATAATGCTGGGGGTGCTTTAACCACAGGTGATTCTAATGTGGCTATTGGATCAGGTGCTTTATTGGTAGCAACAACTGCCAGCAACAATGTTGCGGTAGGAACTTCGGCTTTAACCGCTAATTCTTCTGGAACAGATAATGTAGCGGTTGGTGACTCGGCAGGTGATGCTGTCACCACTGGCTCAGATAATACTTTAATTGGTGATAATGCTGGTGGTGCTTTAACCACAGGCGGCAATAACGTAGCTATTGGTTCAGGAGCCTTATTAGTAGCCACAACGGCTGCTGATAATACCGCAGTAGGAACATCAGCTTTAGCAGCCAATAGTTCTGGAACAGACAACACAGCAATAGGCTATACAGCAGGAACTGCTATAACCACAGGTTCTAATAACACTTTTGTCGGAGATATTTCTGGATTAGCAGTTACTACTGGTGCTTCTAATACCGCAGTAGGAGCTGATTCTTTTAAAACTGCCACAACTGGGGATCATAATACAGCACTGGGTAAACAGGCATTAGAGGTAGCAACTACATCATCATATAATACAGCAGTAGGCTCAAGTTCTGGTGCAGCAGTAACTACAGGAGCAAATAATGTTTTAGTTGGTTATCTAGCTGGAACTGCAATCACAACAGGTGCTGGAAATACGGCAGTAGGTAAAAGTGCCTTAGATGCTACTACAACAGCAGACAACAACACAGCCGTTGGTTTAGATGCTTTAGGAGCAAACAGTACAGGGGCAGACAACACTGCTATTGGCTATAATGCTTTAACAGCGAATACTACTGCGAGTAACAATATTGCTATAGGAAGTTCAGCTTTATTAGCTAATACCACAGGTACAGAGAATCTTGCTATAGGAGCTGATGCTTTAAAAACAGTAACTACAGTAGATGGAAATGTTGCCATAGGCTATCGTGCTTTAGAAGATAGTGCTGTAGCTGATAATACTGCTGTTGGTAATGGTGCTATGCGAGAAAACACTACAGGCACAGCTAATGTTGGTCTTGGTGCTTATGCGTTAATGGTAAATACTACAGGTGCTTCTAATACAGGACTTGGTAGGAATGCTTTGGTAGCAAACACGACAGCATCAGACAACACAGCAGTGGGTGCTTATGCTTTAACAGCAAATACGACAGGTGCAGCTAACACAGCATTTGGATCAGAAGCATTAAAAGCTAATACAACAGGTGCTAAAAATGTTGCTGTAGGTGCTTCTGCTGGAACTGCCATTACCACAGGAAGTTATAATGTCTGTCTTGGTCCAGAATCTGGAGATTCCATTACTACAGGTGGTTATAATATTTGTATAGGAAGAGAAGCTGGTGCAGCACTAACGACAGGGGAAGAGAATGTAGCTATTGGTGGTAAAGCATTAGACGCTCAAACAACAGTTTCAAGTAATACAGCAGTTGGTTATTTTGCTTTAGGAGCAAACACATCTGGAACAACTAATACTGCTCTTGGTGCAAATTCTTTAGCAACAAACACGACAGGTGCTGGTAATACAGCAGTTGGTAAAGATGCTTTAACAACAAACACCACAGGTCAATATAACACAGCAGTTGGTTGGATTGCTTTAACAACAAATTCGACAGGTAACAATAACACAGCCTTTGGCAGAAGTGCTTTAGCAGCAAACACCACAGCTTCTGATAATACAGCCGTTGGTTATATATGTTTAAATACAAACTCGACAGGTGCAAGTAACACAGCCGTTGGATATGGTGCTTTATATAGTAATACGACAGGACCGAACAATACAGCAGTTGGTTACAATGCTTTAACAGCAAACACAACAGGAGATAGAAATGTTGCTGTGGGTAGAAATTCTTTAGATTCCGTTACAACTGGTGATGATAATGTTTTTGTTGGTGGTTATGCGGGAGATGCAATTACCACAGGAAGCAATAATACGGGAATTGGTAGGAATCCTTTAAATGGTCTTTCTACAGGATCAAACAACATAGGTATTGGCTATGACGCTGGTAACTCTGGTACTCCGGGTGGAACACTTACTGGAAGCAATACAGTATGTATAGGTAATGCAAGTATTTCTTCTGCTAATATTCAGGTTGATTGGACTATTGCTTCTGATAAACGAGATAAAACCGATGTCAGTCCTTTAGACTTAGGACTAGACTTTATTAACAAACTAGAACCAGTTACTTATCGTTGGGATAAGCGTAGTAGCTATAGTAAAGATCAAGATATAACTCCTGACGGAACACATAAGGAAGAACAACTGGAAGGTGGTTTTTTAGCACAGGATGTTGAAGTTATAGAAAACCAGTATGGTTATCAGCAGTCTGATAAGACTAATTTAATAACACATTTAAGCGATGATGGCATGATGTATGGAATTAAATATTCCAAATTAGTTCCTATGCTAACCAAAGCAATACAAGAACTCTCGGCAAAAGTCGAAGAATTAGAAAAACAACTTAATAATAAGGAGTAAAAAATGGCAGTAACTAAAACCTTAATCACAGCGATACCCTACAACAAGAGTAGTAAGGTGCAAAAGTGGGATTTAGGCATGAAGTATAATCAAGGCAGTAAAAGTGCAAGTCCTTCAACTTACTATGAAAGTGAGTTTAGTACAACTGTTGAGGCAACTGATCCAGTAACAGGTGCTACTAACTTCACGCCCAAAGCGGAAGGCAGTTGGACTTTAGCTGAATTGAAGGCTTTATGCCCTACGTCACATTGGGACATTGTATTTGCGAGTCAGTACGACAGCGTAATTACTAATCCCCCTGACGATCCAGTACCTGACCCAGATTACGTTATCCCTAGTTAAGCATGGCTTACGAAAGGGCAGATGGTCAAGGCGAAGTTGACATCTATACGATGCCAGCTTTGTTTATGCTGAAGGCTAAAATACCTGATAAGTTAGTAGATGGTTTAAACGATTATCTAGATGAATTATTGGAAGATGAGGAGAGAGAATCTTTAGCTAAAACTTTGGTGGGACAAATCCATCAGGGACAACAGCTTAATATTCCCCCTACTGATGATGAGCGTATTCAGCCTTATGTAGCGTATTTGTGTGATTTAGGAGCAACCTATATCAATCATTTTAGCCAGTCCACAGGGATTATGTTTAAGCACAATAAACAAATAGCTTTAGACGAACTCTGGTCGGTGCATAGTTTTGAGGGAGACTACAATCCCATTCACGATCACGGCACTAAGACTATTATGGGTATTTCTACAACTACATGGACTAAAGTACCGCAACAGGTATTAGACCAACCGACATCGGGAACGCCTGAGTACAGCTTATATAATGATTCAGGACACAGTGACGGCTGTTTAGCTTTTAGCTACGGCAGAAACAGTCTAATAGATACAGACAGGCTGTTTCCGCCACAAAGTTGCGTGGTTAAGCCAGAAATAGGAGTACAGTATATGTTCCCATCAGGCTTACAGCACATGGTATATCCTTTCTTCGGAGAGGGTGAGAGAAGAACAGTCGCAGCGAATTTGAATTGCTGGGACATACAGGAAAAACAATGACAGAAGAAGTAAAAGAAGAATATCAACATTGGGAAAAGGAAGAAGAAGTAAACCCTTTAATAACTACTAAATTGGCGTATGTAGATAACTTACAACAGGAAATACAGAACTTACAGGAACAAATGACTTCCTTACAGTATCAGTTGGATATTAGAGTAACGGCTTTAACAATGTACCAAAGTACGCTAGAAGTTAAAGAAGAATCCAAAGAAAATGGTGAAGATAAAGTTTAACAAAATAAAGAGGTAAAATTATGTTAATAATGATTGGATTGATAATAAGTGCAATAGTGTTTATTGCATCAGCAATTGCTGCTATTACACCCACACCTAAAGATGATAAATTGATAGGAAAACTATACAAAATCATCGATGTGTGTGCGTTAAATATTGGTAAAGCCAAAGATAAGCCAAAAAAGAAATAAATGGCTACCGCCGAAGAAGCATTTATAAAAGTAGAGGCACATGAAAAAGAATGTGCTATTCGCTACGAGCATATAGAAAAAAGACTAGAAGAAGGTTCAGAAAAGTTTAAACGACTTGAGTTAATTCTTTGGGGGCTTTATGGATTAATTGCTGCTTCTTTGGGGATAGATAAATTACTTTAAAACAATGCCCTTACAAAAGTTTATTTTTCGACCTGGAATAGATCGTGAAGGAACTGACTACTCCAATGAAGGGGGTTGGTTTGATGCGAACTTAGTTCGTTTCCGTAAAAATCTACCCGAAAAAATTGGGGGTTGGGCTAAAAACACTCTCAATACTTTTCAATCCACGGGTAGAGCATTACACGCATGGGTTAATTTAAGTTTAACTAAGTATTTAGGTTTAGGCACCACCTGGAAATATTACATTCAACAGGGGGATGTTTTTAATGATATAACTCCAATTCGAGCTACTACTTCCGCAGGGGATGTTACTTTTTCTGCGAGTAATGGGGACGCTACCCTTACTGTTACTGATGCTTCTCACGGAGCCGTAGAAAATGATTTTGTGACCTTTAGTGGTGCAGCTACTTTAGGCGGTCTTATCACTGCTACTGTATTGAACCAGGAATATCAAATAGCCACTATTGTTAATGCAAATAGTTACACTATAGAAGCCAAAGATACCGATGGAGATGAAGTGACGGCTAACAGCAGTGACAGTGGCAGCGGTGGAGGTTCTGTTGTTGGTGCGTATCAAATTAATGTCGGATTAGACGTTTATGTAGAATCTAGTGGGTGGGGAGCAGGTCTTTGGGGAGCAGGCACTTTTGGTAGCATAAGTGCGTTAAGTGATACTAATAATTTACGTCTGTGGTCGCACGATAATTTTGGTGAAGACTTAATAATGAACGTAAGAGCAGGTGGTATTTATTATTGGGACACCAGTGCGGATTCATTAGGTACGGATAGGGCAGTAGCTTTAAGTGCCCTCTCTGGGGCTAATTTAGCCCCGACTAAAGCCTTAGTTACTTTAGTCAGTGATATTGATAGGCACGTCGTTTGTTTTGGGGCGGATCCCATTTCAGGGAGTTCACGAACAGGTTCTTTAGACCCTATGTTTATTGCGTGGAGTGATCAGGAAAACGCAGCAGAATGGGAACCTAAATCTACTAATACTGCAGGTTCTTTTAGGCTTTCGGCAGGTTCTTCTATTATAGGAGCGATACGAGCAAGACAGGAAACATTGGTTTGGACCGATACTTCTATGTATTCTATGACATTTGTAGGTCAGCCCTTTACTTTTGCGACTAATTTAGTTAATGAAGGAGTGGGTCTAATTGGTCCAAATGCTGCTATTAATACACCCAAAGGGGTGTTTTGGATGGACAAAAAAGGGTTTTATAACTACACGGGACAAATTAATGACGTTCCCTGTAGTGTACAGAATTATGTGTTTAGCGACTTAGCCGAAGGACAATCGTTTCAAATCTTTGGGTTTTTAAATAAAGAGTTTGATGAAGTAGGTTGGTTTTATTGTTCCGAGGGAGAAACGGTAATTGATCGCTATGCGGTTTTTAATTACGATGAACAAGTTTGGAGTATTGGGCAATTAACTCGTACCGCCTGGATAGATGAGGGAATTTTTAATAACCCTATGGGAACGTACACCACGGCTGAGGTGGGGTATTTATATAACCATGAAACAGGAAACGACGCCGACGGTTCTCCCATGGATAACGTGTATATTCAATCCAGTGATTTTGATATAGACCCTGCAGGGGAAGAATTTCAACAAATACGACGTATTATTCCCGATATTAAATTTACAGGGAATGGAGGTTCGGGTCAAACGATTAATATTGTTTTAAAAAAGAGAAATTTCCCAGGGGAAAGTCTTTCCACTTCTTCTACTAATACCTGTACCGCTACTACCACCCAAATTAACACACGGTTACGTGCACGGCAGGCAGCATTACGCATAGAATCTGACGATGACGGTTCCTCAGGAACTAGACTAGGAGTAGGGTTTAGGGTAGGGGCAATGCGTATGGATTTACGTCCCACTGGCAGACGCTAATGGCTAAATTATTAGAAACTAAGCTACCCGTTGCGATAGGAGAACTTTCGCCTGAGACCTTTAACCGTTTGGTCAGAGTATTAGAGCTTAGTTTAAATAGAGTAGATATAGATTCCACCCTTTCTGTTAATGAATCTCAACGAAACATTAATAAATTTCAAGCAGGCGATGTTATTTGGAATTTATCCACCAGTCAATTGCAAGTGTGGACAGGGGCAACATGGGTAGATATTTATGCGGGAACGGAAAGAGGGGTCGAGGGAGTAAGTGGTTTAGGCAAATTAAGCGTTTCTACCAACGGGGCAACGGAGGTACTTATCCTATGAACATAGATAAATTAATGAAAGAGCTTATTATGGACGAGGGTTATAAGTATGAGATTTATTTAGATCATCTCGGTTATCCGACCATGGGAGTAGGGCATTTAATAACGGAAAAAGATGAAGAGTATGGAAAGATAATAGGAACTCCTGTTTCTGAGGACAGAGTCAAAGAATGCTTAGATAATGATATAAAAATTGTTTGTGAAGAATTGGACATGAAAGAGCCTTGGTGGAGGAATCTAAGTGATAATCGTCAGCGAGTAGTAGCCAATATGTGTTTTAATTTAGGTCATCCGCGTCTTAGTAAATTTAAAAACTTTATTCAGGCTATGCAAGTTTCTGATTGGGAACGGGCTGCTGTTGAAATGATGGATTCTAAATGGTCTGGTCAAGTGGGGGACAGAGCCGTACGACTAAGAGACAGGGTACTAAGAGGAGATGACTAGATGTACGAATATAAATGCAAAGTTAAAAGAGTGGTGGACGGTGACACTATGGATGTTATTCTTGATCTTGGCTTCGATGTTCATCATGCTGTTCGTGTTAGGATGGCTGGTATTGATACCCCTGAAAGCCGTACGCGAGACAAAGATGAAAAAGCACGTGGAAAACTTAGTAAAGCCTTTCTTAAAGAAAGTATTAAAGGGAAAAAGATTGTCTTAAAAACTAAAATAAAAGACTCTAAAGGAAAGTTTGGGCGAGTAATAGCGGAAGTTTGGGCGGAGTTCGAAAAGGGCAGTTTACGCAATATTAATGAGCTCATGATAAAAGAGTGTTACGCGGTAAAATACAACGCTGAAAATAAAGCCTTAGTAAAGGAAGCACATCTAGTAAATCGGCAAATACTAATAGAGAAGGGGTTATTTGTTCCCGTGGAGCCTAAATGAAATTAGCTTTGATCATGGGTGTGTTACTATTATCAACGGTAGCGGGATCAGCGTGGTATATAGATAGACTACAAGACGACATAGGTACGTTAAAAGGTAATCAAATTATTCTTGAAACTAAAATACAAGAACAAAATGATGCCATAGAAGCTGCACTAAACAATCAAAAAAAGGCTCAAACCCTTATGGCTTCTTTAGAAAAAGAAAAACAGGAAGCGATGCGTGATGTTAATAAACTAAGAAAAACATTTGCCAGACACGACTTAGATGAATTAACTTTAGCAAAACCAGAACTAATGCAAAGTAAGATTAATAAAGCTTCTAAACGAGTATTAGAAAATTTAGAAAAATTAACCGATCCAAACCAGTTTGATGAAGAAGTTAGCGATAATACTTAGTCTGGCTTTAATAGCTTCGGGTTGTTCCATGATACAGCCTAAAGCGAAACCTGTTTCTGTAACCACTATCGCTAAACAACAACCCATGTACCACCCGCCCTTACCTATGGAGGTGCAGATGGATCCTGTAGACTGGGAGATATTAACCCCCGACAGTATGCAACTGTACTTAGATAATTTAAAAAAAGGGGAAGCACCGAAAAGAGCGTTTTATTCATTGTCCAGTAAAGAGTACGAACATTTGAGTATGGATATGGCGGATATTACTAGGTATATAAAAGAAATATTGGGAATAATTAGATTTTATCGGGAATACGATAAAGAAGAGGAAGAGGAAGAACCTACTAAAAGGAGAAAATAATGAGTGATGATAGAGGTAGATTTGGCGGAGACATGGACAGAAATGAGGTCGAAATTGACCTTAGTAAATTCATGGAATTACTTCAAGAACAATCTACATTAAAAGATAGAATAAGAGAACTGGAAGATGAAGGCACTAAGAATCCACATCAAAAATGGATCTTTTTAGCCCAAGCTGTCGATAGTTGGCGCATATTCCCTAGAGCTTTTTTAACCGTCTATATCTTTTTACTTTATTACACGGTGATGTGGTTCATGGAGTTGCCAGAACCCTCATTTGAACAGTCTGGTTTAATTTCCATAGTAGTAGGCGCAGGGGCTGCCTGGTTTGGACTCTACGCAGGAACGTCAGGTAGCTCTAAGAGCTTTAAAGGTGAAGATAAGAAATGAAACAAAAAGTAACCTTTATAGCAGTCTTACTCTTTATAGGGTTACTAGGCTCAGTTGCATTAAGTTCAGCAGAAAACGAACCTGAAAACCCTGACTGTACTGCTGGTACTGAATTTTGTGAGCAAAACTCGTTAGATACCACGAATAATACGACCACAAATAATACCAATGTTAATACCAACACGAACACCAACACGAACACCAATACAACGACAACAACTAGCACAGCAAATAACACGAATGCCAATACCAATGTAAACACGAACACAACGACAACGACTGCAACGAATACCAACGCTAATACCAACGTCAATAGCAATACGAGTAATAACACCAACGTAAATACCAGTACCGCAACCAATACGAACAACAACACAACGACTGCTAATAATATGAACACGAATAATTCGACAGCGACCAATACCAACGTGAACACCAACACCAGTAATAGCACAGTTAACAGTACAGTTAATTCAAATAATACGAGTACCACGAATAACACCAATACCAATAATTCAACTTCTAGCAATACCAATGTGAATACAAACAACAACACATCTAATAGCACTAGCACTTCAGACAACACAAATACCAATACCAATGTGAATCAATCTACATCTGACTCTAATGTAAAAACTGATAACACTAATAGGAATGAAAATAACAGTAAGTCTGATAACACCAACAGGAACATCAATGAATCCAATACTACGCAAACGATCAAGCAAGAGATAACTAGCAAGGCTCCTCCTGCTTCTGCTATAGCCCCTAGTATCATGTCCTATTCACAAGATTTGTGTACTACAGGACGTTCTGGGGCGTTTCAGGGGCAAGTATTTGGTATATCGGGGGGTAGAACTATAAGAGATGAAAATTGTGAACGATTAAAGCTAAGTAAGTACATTTATGATATGGGGATGAAAGTAGCTGCGGTATCAATTCTTTGCCAAGACGAAAGAGTATTCCAGGCTATGGAAATGGCAGGCACGCCTTGTCCATATATGGGTAAAATAGGTAAAGAAGCATCAGCAGGGTGGAAAGAAAACAGAACTGACAGACCTGATTACAAGATGAAAAGAAAACAGTTTATTAAAGCGTGTAAAGACACTAAGCACGTTCAAGGAGACTTAGATGGTCTTAGGAGAAGTAGGTGGGATTGCGTAAATGAATGGAATAAAAACGCCACGAATTAAATCTGAAGATAAAGGATTGACTTGGTGTTTTGCAGCCAGTTTAATTTTAGCTGGTATTTTTGCGTTAGGTATTAATCAACTTAAAGCTGATTATATCTATGAAGCTAACCAAGACTTATATGATCTACAAACCAATTCAGCAGGCTCTACAGGACTAGGCTCAAATGATGATTCAGTTTCTGGAGCCTTTGATTTAGGTTTTACCTTTACCTTTTATGGTAATGACTATACCCAAGCGAGAATGGCTACCAACGGTTGTTTGCACTTTAACCTGACAGGCAGTTATTGTGGAGATTACACCCCTGATCCTCTACCACAATACACTAATACTTTATTTGTGTTTTGGACTGATCTGATAAAAGATAATGGTTCAGCTATGAAAGCCAAAGCCTTTGAGGACTACACTATTTTTGGTTGGTATAAGATGAGGGAATTTAATCGGGCTAATTCCGATAACAGCATAGAAGTCTGGTTATACCCTAATAATACTTATGAGTATCGCTATGGCGAATTAGACATTATCTCCCATGATGTCTTGATAGGGGAACAGGGAAGTTCCTCACAGATTTATACCTACCACTTCTTTGATGAGTGCAATACAGGAACGACCAATGTTTCTGGAACCTGTGTGAGTTACGACTGGAACTCCAGCAGTAATGCGATGAATACTTTATTAGAAAATGGCGGATCATTGTATGGCGATGGCACCAATCAATCGCTGTGTGCAACAGCACCTTTAACTTCAGTTAATTGTGCTGGTTATGCAGCTGCATATTTAACCCAACAATGTGCATTAAATTCTTTACACAGTGAAAGCTGTACTGGTTACGCAGCAGCTTATTTAACGCAACAATGTAATATCACTCAGCTTTATAGTCAGGATTGTCCTTCTTATTGGAGTGCTTATGATGATCAACAATGTGACGATGATCCCCAATACTCCCCTTCTTGTGCAGGTTATACACAGGAAGCCTCTGTCGCTTATTACGTTGAAGAAGAACAATTTGACTACGGATATGAAGAAAACTACGGCTATGAAGAAAACTACGGCTATGAAGATGAGTATGGGATTGACGATGACCCATACGCAGATATGTATTTTACTGATGCAGAGTGGTACGAAATAGATTTACAAGAGTTCGGACAAGAACAAGTAAATGAATGGTATGGTACTGATGTTTCTTTTAATGATGACGGATGGATAGAGTGGGATAGTTCTCCTTTAGACACATGGGAAGAATTAGATCAGCAAATGGATGTTTATGATGAATTTGTAGAAACTTATGAATACATCGAAGACGTTTATTTAGTTTCCTACGACGAGTTTGATCCAACCCCTTTACCTTTTGATTCCAGTGAGGAATTGATAGAGGACTTTATCTTTCACGAAACTGTTTTAGTAGAAGATTATGAGGACTTAGAAACTTATATAGAGTTTGAAACCGTTGAAGAACTAGATGAGTGGTACGAAGAAGAACTAGCACAAATAGAGGAGGAAGAAGTTTTTGAAGAAGAATTAGTAGCCGAAATTGAAGAAATACTAGAAGAACCTGAAGAAGAATTTGTAGAGGAAGTTTTTGAAGAAGAAGCGGTTGAAGAAATATTTGAAGAAATAGAAGAAGAAAGATTAGCAGATGCGGAAGAAGAAATAGAGGAAGAAAGGGAAGCCTTAGTAGCTGAAGAAGAGGAAGAAGAAAAGAAAGGGGGGATAACAGCAGCTCAATTAAACGTAGTAGCTAGTACCATACAGGCTGCCTCTAATAGTGTTTCGGGCACTACCGCAGGCACTACAGCTCGTACAGGTGGGTGGGGCTCTACCAGTTCAGGTAGTAGCACCTCTGGTTATGGTGGTTCTTCCAGTGTAAGCGGTTCGGCAGGTAATACCACCACTTCAGCAGTAGCTAGTTCGGCTTCTGGAGGTGGGTTTTCTACCAGCAGTTCTCCCAGCATTTCGGACCAGATACAAACCGCCCAAGTACAAACCAACACTGTATTAAGTTTGAACCAGGATATGAGTTCAACGAGCGGTATGGGGGGTAGCACCCAAACCATCAGTAATGTGTCAGTAGTAGTAACTCCTTTACCTGGATTAGACGCTACTCCACAAGTAGTCATGGCAGATGTACAAGTAACCGATATGCAAGGCGAAATAGATACCGCTGTTGGAGGGGTCATGACGGCTAGTGAAGCAGACCAGATAGCCGATCAGATAATTGCTGCTAATATTAAAGAGCAACAAGAAGAAGGACAAACCACACAAGAAGAAACAGGAAAATATGGCGATGAATCCACGTTAGTTGCCTTTTTAGGATACGTTCCAGGGTTTGATGCGTACCGAGAAGCCACTATTCCTCAAGCTGAAACATGGTATGAGTCTCGAGCAATCTATGCCGATGCCTCGATTTCAGATAATATAGATGCGTTTTATGGCTTAGCTAGAACAAGTCTCAACACGATGCAGAGTTTAATTAATCAACAACCGAATTTATAGGAGAAGAATATGGAATGGTTTAAATCAAAAGCAGGGCAATTAATCGCTCTAGCAACTATCGTAAGCACCTTAGCGGGGTTCGGTTACGCGGGAGCAGGTTACGTTAATAGACTAGAGAACCTAGAGAAGAAGATAGGGGGTCTAGGCGAGACGGAAGACGCTCAACAAGAGATAGAAGAACGGTTTACGGGTATAGAAACTTCAGTAGAATACTTAGAAAAACAGATAGACGGGATAAAAATACCTGACAATAGTGGGTTAAAAGTACAACTAGAAGGGCTATCCGTTTCAGTAAAAAATTTAGAAGAAGATATATCTAAATTGGAAGGTAATAAAAACCCTTTAGCTAATTAGAATTTATGCAGTATAATCAATCCATCAGCTTTTCGCTGCAGCCTTCGGGAAAGGCTCTAACCCGCAATTTCGTTGATTATAACGCATAGAAAAAAGAGGAATAAAAAGTAATGTGGGATAAAATTCTAATGGCTTTAGGGGCTCTTGATAGTCTCGGTGGTATATTTGGTGATAAAGGTGGAGGAGGCGTTGGTGGAGCTACTTCTGCACAAACACAAGGGGGACAAACAGGTCTGCAGTATCAAGACGTTGTGGGCACGGGTATTTCCCCGTTTGAATTTGAAGAAGAGCAAAGACAGTTTGACGAGGAACAACAACTAGAAGAAGCCATGGCACTAGCCCAAGAACAAGGCTTATGGAGCGGTGGACCGTTGTTCGCGGCTGATGGAAATTCGATAGATTTTAAAACACAGATAGCGCAAGATATTTTTGGACAGGGTATTAAAGATTTAATGCCGCAAGGAATACTTGGTATATTGCTCGCTAAACATTATTTAGATAACACCGATGAGGGGGAAGAAGAATCAATAGTTCCTATGCCTGCAAATATGGGACGTCCACTGTACGCGAATCAAGGGTTAGAAATTGAAGACTATTTTCCAGAAATTGAATTTGATCCTACTGCAATTGGCTCTGATTTAACAGATCCTTTAACAGGTGAAGAATTTGGACAACAAACCGCAGAAATAGATGAAGGACTTAAAGCGGAAAGAATGGAAAATATTTTTGAAGGACTTGGAAAGTTTACTGAAATACTGGATCTTGTAAAAACATTAAAACCAAAAGAACAATCAACAACTGTATCGCCACGCAGACCAGTAACTCCTTTACCTGGAAAAGGAGGTGGGGGTAGAGCTGCACGACAAGAAAGACAAAGAGAGGGAACATCAGGCATCACGCCCTTTATGTATCGAGGCGTAGCCGACGGCGGGGTCTTAGGCAGGTCCATGTTTGCACAAAATTACATGCCGCATGGCGGAGCGATGCAGGGTCCTGGGGGTCCAAAAGACGATTTAATACCCGTGATGGCGAGTGACGGAGAGTATATGCTCTCGAAAGCCGCTGTCGATCAGGCGGGCGG